GCTGCAAGTGTTCAAGACCCACGGCAAAATCTACGAGGCATCGGCTGAGCAGATGTTCAAGCTGCCCGCTGGCAGCGTTGACAAGAAGTCACCATACAGGCAGCGTGGCAAGGTCGCCGAGCTGGCGCTAGGGTATCAAGGCGGGGTCGGTGCGCTGACCACCATGGGTGCTTTGGACATGGGCCTGACCGAGGAAGAGCTCGACCCGATCAAGGTGGCGTGGCGCGAATCCAACCCTGAGATCGTGCAGCTCTGGTATGCGGTCGAGCGTGCAGCCAAGCAGGCGGTGACCAACTGGACATCGGTCGCGCTGGAGATTGCGGGGCACAAGTCGAAGTTGTTTTTCAAATACGAGTCAGGGTTTCTCACTATTCAATTGCCAAGCGGTCGCAAGCTGTTCTACGTGAAACCACGTATTGAGAACGAGGACCTGGTGAGGGAGAACAGCAAGACCGGCAAAACGTATGTGGTGGCCAGTGCTGGGTCGTTGACATACGAAGGCCAGGACCAGAAGACCAAACAGTGGACCAGGCTTGCAACGTATGGGGGCAAGCTGGTGGAGAACATCACACAGGCGATCGCACGCGACTGTCTGCGTGAGTCGATGCTGGCGCTTGACAAAGCAGGACACGAGCAGCTGTTCACTGTTCACGATGAGATCATCATCGAGACAACCAACACAACCGATTTGGCCACAGCCGAAGCGATCATGGGCCGGGACCTGAGATGGGCACCAGGGTTGCCGCTACGTGCCGATGGATTTGCAACACCTTACTACATGAAGGAGATTGATTGATGAACGCAGACGAAACACAAGTTGGTGGCAGCCACTACAAAGACATGCCAGTGCAACCGTGGGCTGTGATGGAGGCGGTGCTCACGCCCGAAGAGTTCAAGGGTTTTCTCAAAGGCAACATCATTAAGTACAGCATGCGTGCTGGCCGCAAAGACGGAAGCGACGACGGCAACAAGGCGCTTCACTACATTCAAAAACTTGAAGAGATGACATGGTGAAGTACGTCGTCATCTATGTATTGATCTGGTGCTTGGCTTGGCTGTGCACCGGGATCATCTCGGGTTTTATATGGGCGGGCTGGGGTCTCGCATGAATGGCGGAGCCAGACCAGGGTCGGGCAGGAAGCTGCCGAACATTGACGAGCGCAGGGCCTTCTATCTACACGACCAGGGCATGCCTAAGAAACAGATTGCAGAAAAGTTCAACGTGCCTTATAAATCACTGTTGACCATATTTAGAAAAGCAGGCCGCGCCCCCAAGCGAGGGCCATACAACCGGGAGCCAGCATGACTAGCGAAGAAGACAAAGCTTGGCACCTGATCGATAGGACCTATACACTGAATCGTAAACGTCAAATTGAAAATCAGATGCGGGACTTAACAGATGAGATGAACCAAATCAAATATGTGACCCTCGAAGATTTCAACGAGCCAGCCAAAACTCCCCAAGAGTTTTACGATGAACTGCGCAACAACGTGATTGAAGAAATAGCCCAGCACATCGAGAAGCTCACGGGTTTCGGTAAAGACACCGTGGACGGTTTGACTATCTATATCAGGGAGATGAAGCATGAGTGAATACAAATTTCAAATTCAACCAGAACAATCTGAATGGCAGTGCTACATGTTTGGCAACAGACCCGGCGCTTGGGGTATCGTGTACCGCCCGATAAAGGGCAGGGTTCCAAATTTATTTGTGCGCTGGATGATGCGTATCTTCTTTGATTGTTTGTGGGTGAAGGGGAAGCCATGACTAAGCGCGAACTTGTTCTTCAATTCATACGCGACTTCTTTCGATCCAAGACACCGATTGAAATTGCGGAAAACGAATTGCTCGAAGCGCAGCTGGCTAAGATGGATGCCGAGACATCGGTCGAATACTATGTTGCTATGGTTCAGTACAACCAAAAACGAATCGACCGTTTAATGGAAAGATTGGACGACATGCGCCTCAGTCTTTCTCCTCACCCTCAACAGTCAGACCTTCTTTGAGAAACTGTTTCTTTTGACGCAGCTTCTCACGTTCACGATCGGATGTTTCGGAGGTGATTGCGCCCTTGCTCTCCAAGCGTTTGAGCTTGCGCATCTGGGTATCCAAGTCTCTGATCATTGCCTTGGTTTGTGATGCTTGAATCTTCTCTGACGTGTCCAGGTCAATCGGTCGCGCCTTAATACCCACGGTTTGCATCGCTGCGTATTTAGGTTGGATGGGCAAACCATCTGGACCAATGCCGGTGTACTCCGCCAAGCCTACGTTAACGGGTTGGCCAGTGCTGTTGGCCACTACGTTCATGGCACGCTCGAACAGGCTATTGCCTATTGCAATTGCAGGCGTGACTTGTTTCCAAGTCCAAGCCAATCGTTTCTGTGCGGCCTCGGCATCGGTGTCTGTCTTGAGAACAATGTCCTTGTTGCGGAATGTGTCCTTGTTAAACAGCATTGCAGCCGCCGTGGTCAAGATTGGATTGTTCGGTGTCAACGGTGCCAGCAACGGAATACCACCGGCGTTGTTGTGGGCATCGAACAAGTCGCCACCCGGGAAGATGCGGCTCACGTCCAAGAACACGGGCAGGTTGGTCAAGTCATCCATGCCTAAGCGAATGGTCTTCTCTGTACCCAGCGCCAGGCTTGCGCCCTTCATCCACTCTGGCAGGTTCTTGCGCTCCTGCTCTTCCATGGACTTGGTCTTTTTGCGGAACTCTTCATCTGTCATGTAACGACGGATCACGGTCCACCAATCTTCGTCGTCACCACCGCCCAGGCTTGCAGCCATTGCGTACATGATCGCGTTTGCGGTGTACAGGGCAACAGCTGGCGCGGCGTATCTGAACGGGTGCTCAAGTGCTGTGTTGGCCAAGGCCGGAATGGCTTTGAATGTGTAGCTGAAGAATGGCAAACCAACTGGCATGTCTCGAATGATTCGCGCAGCCTTTGGCAAATCGTCGTATGTGAAGATGTACTTTTGTGCGTAGTCGACTGAATCGTCCACACTCAAACCGCGATTGCGTGCGTCACGGTAAATCATGTACCGGAAGAATTCATCTTCAGCACCGTATGCAACACCCATCGGTTTGCGCAAGAACAAAGACAAAGCGTTCCATAGTCTGTCGACGTTGCGGCCAATTGCTGACTCAGTCATTTGCGCCATGGCCTTGAGCTCTTCAGGCAACACCTTCATCAGCTCAGCGCGGTTGAACGTGCCGCCAAACAAGCCAGCTTCTTTGGCCTCATCAACCATGGCCGTACCTTTGACCAAGTCGTAGATTGAACCGACGTACTTGTGTGTATCCCAGTAAGACACACCAGCAAAGTGGGCCATCGTCAAATTCGACAGCACGTTGTTTGCGTGGGCAACTGGGTTGAGAACGGTCTTGCCTTCCTTCCACATCGACAAGCCCTTGAGGTACATCTTGGTCAAGTCGTTTTGCATTGACTGATCAAAGCCTTCTAACTGGTCGAGCACTTCCTTGGGCACCCACATGTTGGCCAGCTTGCCATACCTGGGGACCATGGTGTCTTCAATCTTGGTCGCCGGTACTTTGACAAAGCCGGGCTCTTCGCGTTTTTTGCCGTAGTTGGTGGCCAGGTTTTCATACAAGCGGCCAAGTGCAATGTCGCGCTGGCTCTTGTTGTATCCCATGACAAATCGGAACATGGCATCGCGAATCTCGCCCATGTCATCGCGTTCGGTCCTGGTGTAGTCACGCCATACAGTGATGTGATCATCGACCGCTGGATCAAAGTTGTCATCGCGTACTTGCCAGCCTTCGTTGGTCCAGCTGTCAAGCTCATCTACTGGGACGTTTAAAAACTTACCGCGAGCTTTCAAGCTATTGCCGGTAATACCTTGCATGGTTGTCTTGCGAGCCAGCAAACCCTTGGCTGCCTTCATCCAGGCTTTGGTTTCATCACCAAGCTTTTGTTCGTAGAAGCGCGGCAGGTACTTGCCATCCCAACGGCCAGCGGCCTGGGGCGAGAGCATGCCCAAGCGCACAAGCTCTGCTGTCTGTTCGGACATGATCGACTGCATAGACGCAGCCAGGTCGAGCACGCGCTGAGGGGGCATGGCTCCCTTCTTGAGTTCGCCTTCGATCACATCGCTGATCATCTCGCGTTCTTGCTTGGGCAAGTCTTTGAGGTTCTTGGCCACATCGACTGTAAGGTTCTGTGCCTTTTCGACTTCGACGCGCATCTTGCGCAAAGCGCGTGACAGCTCAGGGCTGACTGGCTTTAAGTTGATCTTGTCTAATACGGCGTTGGCCACGTCGGCTGCGTATCGGTAAGCCTTGGCACCAGCGCCAAAGCGGAAGCGGCCCAACTCATCGCGGCTGAGTACCCAGCCTTCGGTCTCACGGCCCATGGGCTTGCGCGCAAAGCGGATGTCTGGATTGTTCTCATCAAACGTGCCGGTGTTGCCAGTGGCTGACTTGATTTGTGTTGGCTCAAAAGCGATGACCTGGTCAAGCTCGCCATCGATGTAGAGCATTGCGCCATCAAAGCCTTTGGCTTTGAGATCGGTGCGATCTAAGCCGCGATACAAGAATTGATCGGCCTTCTCTGTTCCAAACTGAGTGCGAACAATGTATGGATTTTGAATGCTGAGATAAACGGGATAGATTGCGCCTCGCTCACCAGTGTTGTCAAACACGTTCTCGGTAAAGCCCTCAGCGTATTTGGTGTCAGGTGTGAAGTAGACGCCATCGGTTGGACCGCGCGACTCGAACACGTTGATGTCACCACCCGGGCGAGTGCCGTGATACACAACGATTGGCTGATCATTTGAATCAACAACCTTGCTGCCCTTGAACCAGCGTTTGAATTCTGGTGTCTCGGTCTGACGTTTCTGGAACATCATCTCAGCTGGATTCTCTTCGCGCCACTGCTTGGCCGCTTCGACAAACTTGTTGTAGTCGTTGTCAACAAAATCGTCGACAGTTTTGTAGCCAGCCTCTTCAGCTTTTTGCTGGAGGAACACGGCCTGGCGTGCAGCGTCGTCCGCGATCTGGACGATCTCTTCACGCTTACTAAACGCGAAAGGGGCCCCGGTGATGTCGACGTCCT